GCAATTCCACCAAATGAAGTTGAAAATTATGTTCAAAAAATGATCAATAAGATGAAAAAAACGCCTCTTATAGATCCTAATACTGGACAATATAATCTTAAATATAATCAGCAAAATCTACTAGAAGACTTCTTTATTCCAGTACGAGGCAATGATTCTACAACAAGAATAGACACCGCAAAAGGACTTGAATATAATGGAATAGATGATGTAGCATATTTTAGAGAGAAGTTATTTGCTGCTTTGAAAATTCCTAAAGCTTTTATGGGATATGAGAAAGATCTCACAGGTAAAGCAACTCTTGCTGCAGAAGATATTAGATTTGCACGTACTATAGAAAGAATTCAAAGAATTATTGCATCAGAGCTAAAAAAGATTGCGCTTGTACATCTTTATGCAAATGGGTACACAGATGATTCTATGGCTAATTTTAGCTTATCACTTACAAACCCATCAATTATATATGATCAAGAGAGAATAGCTTTATTTAAAGAGAAAATTGATCTTGCTAATCAATCTATAGAAGGCAATATATTACCAAGAGAATATGTATGGGAAAATATATTCCATATGTCACCTGATAGTTTTGGTGAACTTGAGGATATGATAGTAGAAGATCAAAAACGTAAATTCAGATATGATCAAATAACTACAGAAGGTAATGATCCACTAGAATCTGGACAGGCTTATGGAACTCCACATCAAATTGCTGGTCTTTATGGAGGACAAAAAGTTTTAAATGTGCCTACTGGATATAATGAAACAAATCCAAATGAGCCTGTAAAATTACCAGGTCGACCTAGAAAATATAAATCTACATTTGGTACAGATAGTAGTGCTTTTGGCAGAGATGGTATTGGAAGATATGGTATGAAATCTAATGCAGAGACTGGAGAAGACTCATTAAAACCTAAATATAAAGGCGGACCAATGAGTTTTGAAAGTACTATGGCCGTATATCTAAAGAATAAAGAGAGTTTGGAAAAGATGTTTCCAGGAAAAAAAGTTTCTCTTTTTGAAGAAAAATCAGAAGAATCTTCGCTCTTAGATGAAAGAAATATAAAAGAAGACTAAATTAGCAGATAAGTTGATATATTTATAAACAGAATCAATTGAATTCATGACAAAAATAAAGCATTCAAAATATCGCAACTCTGGGGTATTATTTGAACTTCTTGTAAGACAGACTACTTCAGATCTAATAGCAAATAGAGAGTCTAAAGCTGTAAAGATATTGAAAAAATATTTTACTAATACTGAACTTGGTAGAGAGTACGCTATGTATAATACTCTTACTACAAGTCCTAAACTTTCAGAATCAAAAGCTGAAATGTTAATTTCTACAGTATTAGAGCAGTATAAAAAGCTAAATAAGGAGTCTTTACAAAAAATGAAATATAATCTTATTAGAGAAATTAAAGCTAATTATGATTTAGATGAATTTTTTAAAGCGAAAATAGATAATTATAAAACATATGCTGCAATATATAATACTTTTGAATCTGAAAATGTAAATGAAACAGATTCTAAGCATATCTTTTTAAATAAAGTAGTAATATTAGAGCATATTACAAAGACAAATTTAAATCAACTACCAGCTTCAAAAAGTATAGTAGAAGATTTAATGAAAGAGGATAAAGAGATTAGAATTCTTACTTATAAAATACTAGTAGAAAAGTTTAATGATAAGTATGATAATTTATCAGAAAGACAAAAGCAAGTATTAAATAAATATATTACAAGTATATCAGATACTACAAAATTAAAAAAATATCTTAATGAGGAGATGTCTGCAATAAAAGCAGATATTGAAATATTAATGAAAAAAATACCAGATCAAGTTATAAAAATAAAATTAGAAGAAATTTCTAAATTTATAAAACCTATAAAGCAGACTAGTAGAGTAAAAGATGAAACATTATCTGGAATATTGCAATATATAGATTTAATAGAAGAACTCAAAAAAACAATATAAAATATGGATATACATTCAATGATGAGTCATCTTCTAGAAGAAGAAAAAAGTCTAACAGATGTTAAAAATGAAATTGGGAATATTTCAAATTCAATAGCACAGGCAATACAATCTGGAAAATTAAATATTAAAGATCTGCAAGATTTTCTTTCTAAGCATAATATAACTTTAGATGAAATGTCTGCAACAAGTGGTGGAGCAACTGCTGGTAGTGGTGCTACATTTACTCCTGGACCTGGAATGGCCTATGCTGCGCCAATAGGGAAAAAAATAAAAAAAGAGGCGCAGAATCATAGATCTCCAGAAAAAGATAATATATACACTTCACAAGAATCAGGAAAGTTTAAATCTGACTCTGATCGTATATTTGCAAAATTAAAATCTGCTAAAATACACGATGGCTCTGAAGTTAAAGTAGGAGATAAGGTAAAATATGGATATGATGAGGTTACAATAACTAGAATAATGAAAGACGGAAGTCGAGTAAGAATTGCAGGTAAAACTAAAGATGGAAAAATTGTAACAGGGTACTCAACACAATATAGACCAATAAAAGAGACTAAAGACAAAGAACCAAAACTTACAGCAGGAGAGCGTAAGCATATATATGATGTAGATAAATTTGGTTTCACTCCAGCACCTTCAATTCCAAATAGACCATCAAAAGGTGGATTTCAGTATAAATCACTTTGGGATGAATCAGATCAATTGCAAGAAAGTTACTCAAGATTTAAAAAGGCAGTAAAAGAGCGTAATAATGCCGAGCAATATCATACTGGAGTAGGTATAGTAAGAAAAGAATTAGGTAAAATATCTAGAATGATGGAGTATTTAACTCAATTAAAAGAAGAACTTAATTCTAGAAGTGAGCTTAAAGAAATGACTCACACCAGAAAGACAATGGATAAAATCACAGAAATGATTAAATCTATTTATGCAAAGCATAAAAAATTAAAATAATCTCTATATTTATAAAAAAATATAAAACATGACAGTAGCAAATTTATTTGCAAAACACAGAGCTGGAGAAATATCAAAAGATAAATTTCTTATAGAAGTTCGCAAAGATCAAAATCTGCCTTGGATATCAAATTTAACTTCATATGATGATGCTATCAAAATATTGAAGCAAAAAGGCGTGATTAAAGAGGCTGAGAATATTATATTTGATCCATATGAGGATAAGCAAATGTGGTATATTGAAGATCAAGATGGAGATACTGAAGAACTTGGCTATATGAGTAAAGAAGAGGCAATGGGGCATGAAAGACCTGGAGCTCATGTATTTACTGATCGTGATATGATAGATAGACATAATGAGTCTAAAAAAATGAGTGAATCTGAAGATGATGATCAAGATGACTTTGATTCTACAGATTATTTAGAATTCACAGATGGAAATACTACAGTTTCTTTATATAAAGATGGAAGTCGTTGGATAGAAGGAGATATAGTAAAAGGAAAAAAACCATATGGTTGGGGAGGTAAAACGTATATGAGTTATCTTACTCCAAAAGATATTGCGGGATATTTAAGCAAAGATTATGGTGGAAAGTGGAGTTCATATGAAGGATTAGAAGAAAGCAAATCTCCAAAGAAAATCATAAAAGAATCTCAAGAAGAGCTATATCTTTCTATTGATAGAATGAATCCTATACTCGTCTATAAAGCAGTAAATACAGAACTTGCAAAACTTCCAGAAATTTCAAAAGAGATTTATCAAAAAACTCTTGAGAAAGTAGTCAATAGACTTAAAAAAGATCCTACTGCATATGATGATATTATAATATCAAATGCAAAACAGATGCGCAAAGAAGATGAAAAACGTAAGATGGTGCCAGTAAAGAGTGAGCTTAAAGATCCACACCATCAAATGAAATCACCTAAAGGTCTAGAAAAAATTAAATCTAATACAAAAGAGACTAAGACTGAGAATAAAAAGGGCAAACCAAAAGGTGTAAAAGAAATGTCATCTCATGCTAAAGGTCATAAAGGCATGAAACAAATGAAGCAGCCTGAGAAAAAACATAAAGTAATGGAGTCTATCATAGAGAGTCTTTTAGAAAAAAAAATAAATGAAGACACTCATTGGAGATATGGAATTAATCAAGGCGTAGAGACTCCTGATGGACATGGTATTATAAAAAATATAATGGGAGGCACTTTAACTGTAGAACTTGAAAATGGAGATACTCATGATTATCAACTAAATGTAATAAATCATATTGCTGATAAAGGACAAAAGTCTATAAATCATATTTCTCCAGTATCAAAGAAAGAAGAAAATAAAACTTCAAATTCAGATGAGAAAAAAGACGCTATTATAAAGAAAGTAGTGGAGTTTCTTAAGAAGAAAAAAAAGAAGGTGGAAGAGGACACTTTAATACCTACATCTTCAAATAAACAAGCGCTTAAACAAAAAATAGCAAGTAATTCTCGACTGAATCAAAATCAAAAGAATTCAGCTAATACTGCAATAGACAAAGGCGATATAGTAAATATATAATAAATGAACAAACAGCTTCTTATAGACTATTCATTATTTAAACCAATTGGCATGCTTAAAGAGGGTATGCGTAATGGTGGTGCTATGATAGTAGTAGGTAAATTATCTTCAGCAGATATACCCAATGCAAATAAAAGAATATATCCTTTTGAGATATTAAAAGAACAGGCTAAAAGATATGCAGAAGGTCCAATTAAAGAGAATAGATCATTTGGAGAATTAGACCATCCAGATACTACTATAATAAACTTAAAAAATGTAAGTCATATTATATTAGAAATATGGTGGGAAGGTAAAGATCTTTATGGCAGAGTAGAAATATTAGATACACCTTCTGGAGAAATACTAATGAAATTATTTAATAGAAATTTAAGCGTTGGTATTTCTTCAAGAGCATTAGGATCTGTAACTCAAATAGGAGAAGGTCTTGTGCAAGTAGAAGATGATTTAGATCTTATATGTTGGGATTTTGTAAGCACGCCTAGTAATTTTGGCAGTTATATGAAACCTGAATTACAAACTGGTTTAAGAGAATCAGTACAATATTTAGTAAAAGAAGATAAATACAGCAGAGCTCATAGTCTTATAAGAGATATAATATGTGTGCAAAGCGGCGTTTGTTGCATAAAATAAATAAAAAATAAAAATATTTTAAAAAAATGTGCTATTTTTGCGCATTTTTTTTTGTTTTCGCCAAAAGTGTGATATTTATGATCAGATGTGTTATTTCTAATATGACACTAATAATCAATTTCCGTATATTGCTCCACATCCTACCAATGAGCAATTAGAAAAATACCAAAAAAAACTTTAAAAGAGTATGGAAAGTATTTACACACAAGCAATTGCTGATGCTAAAGCCGTAAGAGAAAGTGCTATAGCAAATGCAAAAGCAACAATTCATGAGGCTTTTGAGCCAAAAATTAAGGCTATGCTTCGTAAGTCTATCGTAGAATCTGAAATGGATGAAATGGAAGAAGGCGAACATATTGTTCACACAAAGAAATCATCTCGTAGTCATGAAGCAGGATATGCTCCAGCTAAAGCTCCTAAAGGTGAAATAGAAGACCTTGAAGAAGAATATGATGAGATGGAAGAAAATGAAGAAGAAGAAATGGACGAAATGGATGAAATGCATCATGAAGAAGAGATGGATGAAGATAGTCTAGATGAAATCTTAGATGAACTTAGTTCAATGGACGAAGATGGCGAAGAAGATCAAGAAGAGGATGAATTAGACGAGTCTTATGAAATGGATGAGGCTAAAGAAGAAGATGAGGAGGAAGAAGAAGATGGTCAAGAGCCTGAACAAGAGACTAAAGTAGTTGATATTACACTTGGTGATCTTGTAGATGCAATTAAATCAGCTATGGCTGGCACACATGCAGAACCAGATGGTGATGAAGCTCCAGAAATGTCAGATGATTCAGAAGTTTCTCTTGATGAAATTCTAGCAGAACTTGAAGAAGAAGGTGAAGAAGAAGAAATGGATGAAGCTAAAAAAACAAAAGTAGCAGGTGCTAAAGGCGCAGCAGTAAAGGCATCAGAAAAAGAAACTGACTACAAAATTAAAGCTGAAGAACTTGAAGAGGCTAAGAAAGCAATCAAGAAAATGCAAAAAGAGCTTAATGAAATAAATCTTCTAAATGCAAAACTTCTTTATGTTAATAAGATCTTCAAAACTAAATCTCTTACTGAAAGCCAAAAAGTAAAGGTTTTAAATGCATTTGATAGAGCAACTACAGTAAAAGAAGTTAAGAATGTATATGCAACTCTTAATGAAGCAGTAGTAGCTACTCCAAAAGCACAACTTAAAGAATCATATGGTTTTGCTTCAAAGCCAGCAGGAAATGCTCCAAAAATAAACACAGTTGAATCTGACTCTTTTGTAGCAAGAATGCAAAAATTAGCAGGACTTTAATCAAATTAATTTAAAAACAAAAATAAAAAAACATGAGTTTAGTAAATTCACTACTTACAGAAACCGCTCAGAGTTCATATGGTACTCAGTTTGCGGTATCTCAAAAGCTCGTTAAGAAATGGGCTAAATCAGGTCTATTGAAAAACCTGAATGAAAATGATCAGCGCACAATGGCGCAAATTCTTGAAAACCAAACCAAGCAACTTGTAGTTGAAACTTCTACATCAAGCGGTAACTCTTCTGCGGGTTCAGGTGCTACTTTCACAGCAGGCGCTGGTGAACAGTGGGCTGGCGTGGCTCTTCCACTGGTACGTAAAATCTTTGGTCAATTAGCATCAAAAGAATTCGTATCTGTGCAGCCAATGAATCTGCCTGCTGGTCTAGTATTCTATCTGGATTTCCAATATGGTACTGCTGGTAACCCTGGCTTTACACAAGGAGGCTCAGTATATGGTACAAAAGATGCTAAGGATTTTGGTAACTCAAATACAGGTGGTCTTTATGGCGCTGGTACTTTTGGGTATTCATTAAACTTATTTAGTGCAAGCTATACAGCCTCTTCAGTATTGACTGGTTCTCAAGTTTCTTGGGCAAACCTTAATTTTGATGCAAACTATTCTGCATCTGTTGCTGCAGGCGCAGTTGCAATTGTAAACTTTGCAAATGCTAGTGCAACATTATTCCCTTATTTAAATCAGTACGGTGTTCGTGCTTTTGAAATTACTGGTGCAGTAGCTGGTCTTGCAACTACAGTAAATCCTACTACAAGTGCAAATCAGTTTACTTCTTACAATAATATTACAGATACATTGTCTTTTATAATTGTAAGTGGCTCTTCTACTTTCCCTACAGCAACAAATAACCTACTGACTGGTAGCTTAATGACTGTATACTATAATAAGCAGACTGACTTTAACGCAATAGGTGATTTTGAAGATCGTACAAGTACTCCATCTGTACCAAATGCTTATTCTCCTAGTTCTATTTCAATTCCTGAAGTTAACGTTCAGATGGTTAGCCAAACTATCTCTGCAAAGACTCGTAAATTGAAAGCACAATGGACTCCAGAATTTGCAGAAGATCTGAATGCTTACCATTCTCTGGATGCTGAAGCTGAATTGACTGGTCTACTTTCTGAGTATATTACTCTTGAAATTGATCTTGAAGTTCTTGATATGCTGATTCAAAAGGCGCCAACTGTTGACTACTGGTCAGCTAAGATTGGTAATCAGATCAACTCTACTGGTACAGCATTTGTTGCAAATACAA